CAAATCTTTGATCTGATTTTGAAGATCTTGAATTAGTAGTTGTTGTTGAGCTAACATCTGTTCAATATTTGGTTTTTTGTCATCGTGGATTACTTGTCCATCTTTAATAATTTTTACACTCATTTTAATTAAGGGGTTTCTGGGATTATACAATTTACTTGTCTTGTTCGTAATACAATACGAGCAACAATTCCTGTTGATTTATCTGTTGTCTCATCAATTGCCGGATAGAAAGATACATCTTGTGAAAAAATTACACCATATTGTCCCCATTGTTGTTGAATATAAACAATTAAATCTTGTAGGTATTGAAGACAATCTGATAATATCTCTTGTGAGTTATCTGATGGGAATCCATTTGTATCCAAATAGTTCTCTTGAATGTTGATCTTATCCATAAACATAACTGAAAATGATAGATCGGGGATTGCTGATCTAATATTAGTTGCTGTCGCTATAGATGAATCTTCATTCATAGTAACCCATAGATAAGGGAATGTCATCTGTCTTGATGTTCCAATGTCATAAGGTTCACCAAATCCAAAGTCTTTTAGAAAATAGTGATCGATTTGAAATTGTTGAAACCAATTTATCAATTGGTTCAATGATATTATGCTTGTGATTGCCATTATAATTTATTTTTATCTTTTAATTCTTCTTTATTTTTAAGATACCCTAACCAATTCAAACATGATATATAATTCATTTTATAAACATCATCATCTGTCTTGTTAAGTTCCTTCATTAGTCTATATACAAAATCCAACCATACATATCTTTCATCCATTTTCTTCTGTTCCCCAAGTTTCTTAGCAAATCTCTCATTTACTTTATCGGGGAGTTTTCGTTTGGATTGGAAGAGTCCTTCGTATTGTTGGCTGATGAAGCTCTTCCAGTTAAAAAAAAAGAGAATATGTGATTTATCTCGTCTATTTTAATTTTTCTAAATGATTCAATTCTATTCATGAATGTTGTCTTGTACTTTTCTAAGTTTCCATTCTCTTTTTTCTTTCTTAAAAAAATACATAGTAATTGGGGCATTACCTTAACAAACTCCCCATTGGATGAAGTTATTATTGTTTCTAATGAAATGATTTCTCCTGCTGTATACTTGTTGAAATTACTATGAACAAAGTATTCTTCCCCATCAACAATTATTGAATCATTCTTTTTATCTTCAACAGGTTGAAATACAAAATTTAATGACTTAACCAATTCCACAAAGTCATGGTAGTCCATCATCTCAATTACATCTCTATCAATTCCTGTTAATTGATGAATCACTTCGAATGTATAATACATCCCTGTATACTTTTCTTTATCTATTCCATAAAGATTAGAGAACTGTTGAACACTTACTTCAGACCATTCTGTTGGGAACGAGTAAGCTTGAATTACATCATCAACCTCTACATTTATTTCTATCATCTTCTTTTTTATTAAATATATTTATAAACCAAATGTTTTTATCTCTTGATAAATCCTACTTGTGGTACTCCTCTGTTTTCTTTTCTTGCTCCTAACTTCATCATGGCCACATATCTGAGTCCATCTATTGCGTGGTTATTAGAATCAACTGGTGTCTTCTCATATCCCCCATCTCTATTCTTTTTCCAACTGTACTTACTTAGTTCATCCAAGAGATTGTTAGATCGTCTTGTTACTAATATATGTTTTTGTTGTAAAATCTGTATTCCGTAATTCACACTATCTCTACCTTTCTCAACTGCTTTAATTTGAAATCCAAATCTTCGTAACTCTTGTATTGATTTAGGCTCTGCACTATCTGCAAATACTTCACCTGATACATCGTATTGTTTCATTAGGGACGCCAGTTCAGAGTTTATTAGACCTGTCCTATAGATTACCTCATCGGCTATAATATCATCGTTGTATTTGTATAAACCAATTACTGCTGCAGGATCGTGTGAGAAACCAAAGTCAATTCCCCATCCAAGTAATCTGGCATCTTCAGGGATCTTATCTATAATTTCGTAATCAGAGAATATTGTTCCTTCTATATTTCCTGTCTCACCATCAAGATATACCTTACACCAATTCTCCCAATACGATGAGGTCTTTGCTCTTTCCCTATTTGATTCCAACATACTTATAACCTCATCAGGTAATCCCTCATTGTCTTTGTATGTTAGTACAATAAAGTCAGTATCCTTTTGTCCTATGACTTCTGAGTTAACCCAAAACTTTGTGGAGGGGTTGTAGTCAAGGTAAATCTCATTACTTGTTCTAATGGCTAATTGAAGGTATGATTCGTATTGGATTGAATTACACTCATTGATATACAACACTTGTCTTCTACCCCCTCTTAGTTTCTCTTCAACATCTGCTGAGAAGAACTCCATATAAGATCCATTTGAGAATTCATATCTTAGTAATGTCTTGTTGTAGTTTTGACCGATGTATCTACCGGTCTCTTTCATTATCTTTAGAAAATCACGAAGAGCTCCCCTTCTTAAATGGGGAATTGATTCTGATACTACCGATACTTCTAAACCTGGTTCTTTGATACAACGATCTATAAGTAGAATAAGGATGGCAATGGTCTTACCTGCTGATGATCCACCCTGTATGACTTTAATTCTATTCTTGAGGGATCGTATCTTCTTTAAGGCTGTTGTCTGTCTGTAACTCATTTTTAATTATCTCATATATCTTTCTTGTTTCCTCCTCTGCCCAAGTAATAATTTCTTCTTCTTTATGCAGATTATAGTTATGTAAGTGAAATGAATGATGCATTAACTCATGATTGATCAAAAGTATTGTTGATAACTCATCAGTACATCTTAAAAGATTGATATAGACATATCGTTTGTCTTCTGAACCTGGTATCATATTAGACATTCCTGCAAAATAACTATCTTCAGATGTGTTATCTCTAAAGATACAATCGTAATAATCTAATCCGTGTAGTTTAAGTACTTCATAATGTTCAAATAAACCACAACAATCGTAGCTCATTAATAATTCGTAGGTGTCAAATTTAATTATCTTCATCTGGTAGTAATGGTTGTTCTTGTATTGAAATCTCTTGTCTTGTTGGGGCATCAAATCCACTCATCTTTGAAATAAGTTCAATGGCTTTCATTGCCGTAACATCTCTAATTCCTTTATTATTATTTTTGATATCAACCAAATCAATTAGAAGTTCTTCTTTGGTTATTTGGAGCTTCTGTGCTGTCTTTTGTCCCTCTTGTTGAAGGTATTCTATTACCTTATCATTTCTTACCAATCTGGCACTACTTGATTCAGCTACTTTATCACTAACCCCATACACAGATTTGTATGCTTGGGTTGCGTTAAAACCATTTGCTAAATACTCATCACAGAATGATTTATGTTTTGTTGATAGATTCATTACATATTTGATTTTACTTTTCGCTTGCACTTAGTACAACCTACTTTATCGGCCTCAACCTCATCTACTTCAGGTGTTGGTAGTTCTGCCATCTCAAATATTGTTTCTTCAACTACTTGAGGTATGTCTTCTATTACTTGTGTTTGTTCTAAATAATTTAAAATAATTCTTTGACCATGTTTAAGTTGTTGAGCACATTTTAAACATACAGTATATCTTGGATTGATTGTTTGTCGTATAGCTTCTTGTAATTCTTCAGCATCTACTTTTGTGAATCTTTGTCTTATTGCTAGTGAATGTAGTTTATTATATAACGCTCTTGTAATCATTTGTCTTGTTTTAATTAAATATAACAAATAATTTTGCGTTTTCAATAAGAAAGGGAGGGTGAGTTTTTCAGAACAACAAGATAAGAAATAAACTGCGATCCCTCCCTAATGATGCCAATCACTATAAATATAATGATTACTCTTTTGTTGGAAACCCTTTATTATCTAAATGATCTTCAATTGTATCCAATCTATCGCCAATAGATTTCTTATATCCATCAACAACATACTCTGCCATTACATTAGTAATTCCAACTAACTCTTTAAGCGTTAAACACTTATTACAAGTGGTAGCCCAATCTAACACTAATTTTAATTGTGATTGTCTTGCAATAATTTCTTGCTCTTCTCTTGATTTTCCGTAAGCCATTTTCTTTTTTTTTAAATTGTTTTTAATAAAAGTGATTGATTGTATTCTTCAAGGTCTTTGAAGTATTGTTCGGCTTGAATGTCGTAAGCCTTTTGTTCAATAGAGAAAACCTCATCGTATTGTTGGTTTATCTCTTGTTGTTTTCTGTAAATGTATTCTTGGTATTGGAGGTCAAGAAATAAATCCTCATAAAAGTTGTCTGTTAAATTACACATATCTTGTTGTTTAAATGTTATACATAAAGATAGGTAATTAGTTTTATTGAATCAAATCAGATTTAATCTTTTTTATTAATTCTTCTTTAATTTTTCTAATCTCATGCCATGATAAACAATGACTGATATGAAGTTCTTTGGCTATCTCCCTATGGGTTTTTCCTTCTGTAAAGTATTGTGTCCATAGGATGTCCTGAAACATTGTTTTAGGGATCTTGGTGTAATTTCTATCTATGAGCTTATACTTTTCCTCTTTCTCCATTTTTAATTCAATGTCGGTCAAATCTTCCATATCCATATTGTCTATAAACATATTGTCTTTGATTCTTACATTCTTATGAAATGGACTGGTGTTGGAGGCAATATTATTTTTACAAGCCCTGATGAAGTAGTACAGAAAATAATTTGCTTTGATTACCTCATTTACCTTTGTCTCGTTCTCTAAAAAAGATATGGCTAGTTCAGATATCAATTCAGGTTTTAAGTGTAGGTGTGGATGTAGAACATTGTTTAGTACCTCATCATAAATAGAACCCTCAGTTGCTATTTCTTCAAGTACTTTCCGTATATTCATCAAAGAAGTATTTAATTTCGTTATATAGGTTTCTTGTTTCAAAACCTAATTGTTCTTCATCAAAGTAACCATGCTCAGTTACTATTATGTAAATAAACAATACATTCAATAAAGAATCAGAATTCTTTTCTAACTCAGATCCTATTACATCTTCAAGGGATAAGATCTCCAACCCTAGTTCTTTATCGTCTGTAATCTCTTCTATGCAAGTCAGGAGGTAGGCTATAATAGTTTTTCTCATCTATTCTTTTATCATAAATATATAACATTTTCAAAAAGTTTAAATTTTTTTTTATTTGGTTGAAACTTTTGCTTTTTATCATTATATTTAATAATAGGACTCCAATCAAAAAACATTTTATATAAACAACCCTCGTTGGAATTTAAGGATGGAGTCCCTTTTATTTTAATGGGGGTTTTTTAATTTTAAAAATTATGACATTTATTAAACAATTAACATCATCATCCTATTGGTCATTGAATAAAACAATGTGCCGTAAGATTGGAATCATAAATACTTTGATTCTACAACATTTTATTGACTTAAGGTATAAAGTATTTGGAGGGGAGTTTTATCAACAACAGGATAGATTACAAGAAGAATTAGGACTAACAGAATGGCAAGTAAAACAATCAATTAAATTTTTAATTGAAAATAAATTTATAGTTTGTGTTAAGAAAGGAGTTCCAGCTAAAAATTATTATAATATCAGTGAGGAGGAAATCACAGGTCTAGTGAGTGAAAATTCAACTAACCAGTTAGGAGGATTCCACCTGACTAGACAAGAGGATTCCACCTCACTAAGAA